ATGACCAAGTTCTTCTCCACGATCCAACATCACAGCATCGCCAGCGCCCGCGAAATCGAGATCGATGGCACCATGACCGATGCCAAGCGCAAGGCCGCCCGTGAATTCAGCGGCGAGCAGAACGACTTCCGGATCGTGATTTTCGCGGCCCCGGCGGGCATTGAGCCTTACAAGGTTTCTTCCCGCCGCGTCGGCGGGCGCAAGTGGGAGGATCGGTATTGAGCAACAAGCTGATCGCCGACGTCGGCGCCGCCCTTTGGGGTGAGCGCTGGCAGACCGAGCTAAGCCGGGCGCTGGGCATCAGCGATCGCACGGTGCGCAATTGGGTGGCCGGCACCAGCGAGCCCAAGCAGGGGGTCTATATGGACCTGCTGCGAATCAGCGAGGAGCGCGCCGCCGACCTGGACGAGGTGATCACCCGCGTCAGGGAAGCGATGAACTCGGCCAGCCAGTAGTCTACTCTCCCTGGCAGGCCCTGACCTGGTCGCGCAGGGCGACATGGTCGGCGGCGAATTGGGCCAGGGCCGGCGCCTGGCCGGCCTCGATTTCCGCCAGCACCAGGGCCTCGAAGGCGGGCGAATAGGCCTTGAGCGCGATCAGGCTACAGGTGCCCGCCGCCGCGCAGCCGGTCAGCCAGGGCAGCAGGATCAGCAGGGGCAGTTTCGCGCGCATCGGTCATCCTTTCGGCAGCGGCAATATCGCGGGCGAGGGTGTCGACCTGAGCCTTGCGCTTGCCCGCGCGCCAGGCCGCCAGCCATACCGCGCCGATGACCGACGCGGCGATGGCCAGCAGGACAACCCAGGGCCAGACGGCGCCCATCAGGCGGCCCCAGGCGGCTTGTTGGCGGGGCTGACCCATACGATGAACCCCGTGATGGCGGAGACGATGGCGAGCTGGGTGTCGGGGGTGTTCCACTCGGGCGGGATGAGCCCCCGGGCGACCAGCAGACCCAGCAGTACGCCGACGACGCCGGCGACCGCCTTCGAGTTGGCCTTCAGCAGGTTGACGATGAAATTCATGTTCGGGCTCCATGAAAATGGGCCGCGCATTGCTGCGCGGCCCTTGGGGGAGGATGGCCTTATTCGGCCGGGGTGAAATCGAGGTAGTATTCCTTCCCCTGCACGAACTGCTCGAAGGCGGCAGGGTTGGTGATGGTCATCTGCACCTGGCCAGCCGGGGTCCATTTCGACCACGAGTGGTTGGGGCTGGCCGGATCGTCCGAATAGACCGCGTCCATGCGGACAACGCGGATAGGGTCCGGGCCGTCGTGAGGCTCGATTGAACTCACCTTGAATTTTGCACGCACAGTCATGGTGTTGCCCCTCCTAAGGGCATGAAAAAGCCCGCACGCGGCGGGCGGGGTGATGGTGATGACGGGGCCGATTACCGGGCCTTGATCCGGGCCAGCGTCTTATCGAGCTTGCCGATCCACATCCCGGCGAACTGCGCGCAAGGCATGGTGAGCGTGCCGCCGTTCTTCAGAACCTCGGCCTTGCCGTTCGGCTCCAGGGCTACCCAGGCGAGCCGCTTGGGGTCGCGCAGGAGCGCGAGAGCCCCGCCGGCGCCCTGTTGGTGGGCGAGGTAGATTTCACCGGGCGTGGCGGCGCGCCCGAGGCCGCGGAAGATGGCGGCGGCGTTGTCCCGGGCCAAGCGGGCGCCGGCATCGGCGGCCTGGGCTGGATCATAGCGATTGACCAGGTGATATTGCCTCGCCGTGCTGTCCAGGAACTGGAACAGGCCGCCGGCTGTCGATTTCGGATTCTTGGCCTTGGGGTCGAGGCCGCTTTCGATGGTGGCGACGGCAAGCAGTGTGTCGGGGTCCTGGCCATATCGAATGGCCGCTTCCCTGATGATGCCGGGAATGTCGAGAGGCATGGCCGGTTCATTCATCGTAATCTCCAACGTAGCCCGCTGCGGGAGCGGGGCGGCCGGCGGGGCAAACAGGTTCCGCAGCCAGGCCAGAAGGCTTTCCATGGGCATTTTCCCTATTGAGTTCGGAGAGGGCCTGTAGGGCATCCTGGGCGAGGTGCAGGAGCCCGCTGGCCGATAGGCGGGAGCGGAAGGGCTGGCCGTCGAGCCCAACCCCGGAAATCATGCCGCCGTCGCCATCGCGATAGATCACCGCGGTCAAGGCGGGTCCTCATATCCAGCGGACGGTCATCGCGACCCCCCGGCCCTGCCCGTCGTGCCCAGCCGCTCCTCGATCCGGCTCAACCGGTTGTCGATCGAGCGCAGCAGGGTATCCAGCCGCTCCACTGTCGCGTCGGTGCGCCGGGCATCGATCACGCCGGAATCGGCGCGGGCCGAGAGCTGGGTCAACTGCAGGGTGATCGACTGCTGCTGGGCGGTCAGCGTCGCAATCGCGGTCTGTTGCTGGTCGTTGATGCGAGCCTGGGCCTCGACCTCGTTTTTCAGCGATGCGCCGACCACGAGAAGCGAGCCGGCCAGGGCGATGGGCTGCCACCATTTCAGCAGGAAGTTCGCCTCGCGGTCGGAGGCGCGGTGGCCAGGGGACGGCGCGTCGGTCATGATCACTCCCATAAAAAAAGCCCGCACGCGGCGGGCATGGCGGTTGTGTTTAAATGATCACTCAGACCCATGGTCTTCGACCGACTCAAGCGCTTCGGCCGGCCACCAGCCGGTGCCGCCCTCGTCATAAGCCAGTTCATAATTGTCGCCATCGATCCCGATGACGGACGCGCCAACGGTTTCGCGGGTTTCTTTACGATTAACGCGGTCGCCAATATTAAACATTCACGCCTCCTTACAGCAGGACATAAGACTGCTCGGCCCAGTTTGTGCCGTCGAATACGTAGACGCCCGCGGATGCCGTCGCCGATGCACCTGTGCGGAGGGTTCCGCCAGCGGGGCCGCCGTTGACAATGGCGAGCGTGAACGCGCCGAGGCCGGATCGTTTTATGCTGAATGTATCGCCGGAGATCGCATAGGCGGCGGAGAGCGTGATCGTCCGGTTCAACATCAGGGTCGCGCTGAGCGTTTGGAAAACGGCGTTGACGCCCACGGCTAGCGTAGCGTCTGCGTCAGCTAGGGCAGCCGAGCGGGGGGAGCGCCTCCGATAGTCCGGGTTGCCGGGGTAGGCGCCATTTGTCATCACCCGGTTGCCGGTGCCTGAAGGCGCAACGGCGGCAAAGAGCCCCAACTCCGGGGACCACGCGATGGCGGCCCAGTTATTATCTGCCGCGCTGGTGCGGATCGTCCAGGTCACGCCGTCCGGGGATGTCATCACCCGGTTGCCGGTGCCGGTATACGCCACAGCGGCAAAGAGCCCCAACTCCGGGGACCACGCGATGGCGGCCCAGTTATTATCTGCCGCGCTGGTGCGGATCGTCCAGGTCACGCCGTCCGGGGACGTCATCACCCGGTTGCCGGTGCCGGTATCCGCCACAGCGGCAAAGAGACCCAACTCCGGGGACCACGCGATGGCACGCCAGTTATTATCTGCCGCGCTGGTGCGGATCGTCCACGCGGTCGCCGTTGCGTAGCCCCGCGCCGGAATGTTCGGGGCGGCCCTTTTTACGGTGGAAATAAGAGACCGCTGCTTGGCCGCATTCGCAGCGCCTAGGACGGCTAGGCCGGCGGCGCTGGCCTGCGAATCATCCACCTTTTCGGCCAGCCCGGATTCCACAAATGCGGTCGTGGCATACGGAGAAAGGTCATCAGCCTGCAACGCGCTATCCGCCAGCGCCCCCTGAGCCGCCGTCGCGAATCCTGATGCCGCGCTAGCATCCATCTTCGCGTCCAGCGCGTCCTGAAGCCCGGCGACATCGGCGATGGTTGTGGCGATGGCGCCGGCGATGCCTTCCCATCCGCCCGGCCCGTTCACGATCAGCGCGCCCTCGTCGGCGACATAGATCAGGAAGCCGAGCCACGGCTCAACGAACTGCCAGGCGCTGCCATCCCATTCCGAGATCTGGTCATCATGGCCGGACCAGGCGCCGGTCGCGCCGGCGGCGACGAGATAGGCATGCCCCTCGTCCGGCGCGCCGGGCGGCGCGGTCAGGTCCCGATCGATGACGGCGGCCTGCACCACCATGTCCAAGCGGAACAGCCCGGCATTGACCGTCACTTCCGGGCTGCCCTGGCCCTCGACCAGGTAAGGCGCCCCGATGCGCGGGGTTGCGGTCGTGCTCATGGGATCTCCAGGATTTCTTCGTCGCCATAGCCGACAACGGCGGAATATTGCGAGACACTCAAGGTGATGCCGCTGGCCGGGCCGCCGAAGTCGGCGGTCTGCTGGGCGGCGGTATAGGTCGCCGCCGCGCTGTTGGCGATGATGCTGCGCACCACGGTCGAGCCGGCAAGAATGCGCACCCTATAGCGTTCCACCGCTTCGGACATCGGCGTATCGCCGGCCAGCAGGCGCCACGGTGCCCGGTCGCGGCGCACCCAGGTCATGGCGATGTCGCCGGCCGGGGTGACGTCATAGGCGAAGTGGCAGGGCGAGAACGGCCGCAGGTTCCGGGCCGTCGGGGCGAAGGGCACGATCGCCGTCTGGTCGATCTCGCCGTCGCGCGGCAGGGCCCGCAGATAGGTGGATTGGCCGATCGCGGACGGCTCGATCCCGCGCCAGGTCAGGCCGCTGCCGCCCGACAGGATGATCGCCTGTTCGCCCGCGTCGTGGGCAACCATGCGCGTACCGCGCCGGCCGCGAAGCAGGACGGACAGGCGCCAGGTGTCGGCGGCGATCATGGCGGCATCGCGGAACTGGATGATCTCCTCGCCCAGCAGCAAGGCATTGGCACCGTCCAGCACCTGTGCCTGCGTCACGCTTTCCGGCCCCTCGCTGCGGTCGAAGGCGAGGTCGACGGTATTGCCCATGTCCCAGGTATGGCGTGGCCCGGTGCCGAGCGCCGTGGCGGCATAGCCGATCCTCCCCTCGCCCAAGATCGAGGCGGCGGCGGCATAGGGCCCGGCCTCGGACGCCGCTTCGAGCAGGGTAGCCCCGACCCAGAAATCGTCGGCAAGGAAGGGCCGCATGGTGACGATATAGCCGGGCAGCGCCACCTGGTCGGAGAGCAGCGGCGGCAGCTCGAGCAGGAACAGGGTGATCACACTGGGCAGGTATGGCAAGCCCGGCTGATTATAGCTGCCGGCGCCCGCGTTTGGATCAGGCACTGCACCGACCGTCACAACATCGATCGCCACCGTGAAATCAGGCCGCCGCTCACGCCGCACCACCCGCATGGTGTAGATCTGCCCGCCCCAGGGCAGGGTGATCCAGTCCGCGCCCTCGATTTTGAAGTAGGCGGGCGGCAGGGATAGCGCGCCGCTTTCACGCTCGATCCAGGGCCGCCACAGGGCGCGGTTAGCGATCTCCCGCGCCTTGTCGGCGCCCAGCACCACCGTATCCAGGTTGACGGTGATTTCGCTGCGCGCCGTCACCAGCGCGGCATGGCGTGCCGAGTCCTGGGTCGCCCGCTCGTATTCGGCATCGGCATCGGCGTAGTGGGTGATCGCCCGGCGCGGCAAGCCCGTCTCGTCGGTGACCCGGGACAGTTGCAAGCGCCGGGCGTCGCCGCCAGCCGGGCCGCGCGTGCCCAGGTGCAGCGGGTCGATCGCCACCAGTTCGGGCCGGGCGCGCGGGATGATATCGATGATGCCGGCGCGCTGGCGGGCCACGCCGTCGACCACCGACAGCAGTTGCGCGAGCGGCTGGGCGGTATCACCTGGGCTGACCAGCATGCCGGCCAGGGGCAGGCTGTCGAAGGCATCGACCGAGCGGCGGGCGGCGCCGATGCCGGCGCGGTCGAGCAGCCAGGCGATGGCCCCCGACATCGCCTCGGTGCCCGGCTGCCCGGTCATCTCGACGGTGACCGAGGGCAGGCGATTGCCCCATTTTTCGAGTTGAAGCCGCTCGAAGACGACATGGACGGTGCCGCGATAGGCCGGACTGTCGGCGATGGGCGAGATTTCCTCCAGCAGCGAATCAACTTCCTGGTCGGCACTGCCGTCATAGAGACGGATCGCATCCCACAGCGGCGGCAGGTCGCGCAGGGTGATCGCCCCACTCAAACTCTTGCCGATGGACAGGCTGTCGGAATCGCCGGGGTCGCCCTGGACCGCACGCCACACTTCCCGGGTCGGGTCCACGCCGCCGGGGAATTCCGCGCTGTAGGGGATCACCGTCGCCAGTTCGACGGAAATATCACCGAAGACATTGAGCAGCCGGCCTTCCAAAAGCGACGAGTCGCCGAAACTCATGTAGTCGGCCGTGCCAACCGGCACGGCAAAGCCCCAGATCCGGTGAATGCCGGCTTGCACACCGGAAGGGCCGTAGAACACCTGCGCGGTGACAGGCAGCGAGGGCCGCACGGTACCCGTGGCATGGACAAGTCTATTGTCGAACCAGATGCGCCTGATCGTCCCTGTGCCCTCGCCGAAGGCATAGGCACAGTGCCGGAAATAGGCATAGGTGGTCGTCGACGAGCCGCCACCGCCACCCTTGCCGCCGCTTTGCTTGTGGGTGGTGGCGACCTCGATCAAGGCCCCGGCCGCCATCAATTGACCGCCCACGCGATAGGCGCCACCCAGCACCACCGGCACCGGCGACCCTTCCGCCGCAGTCGAGATCGCGATGTCGTCCAGCCGCGGCCCTTCCTGGTGCACACCCTTCACTGGAAACAGGAAATTGCGATCGATGAAAGCGCCGGCCGCAGCGGCGACGGTGGTGGCTGCGGCGATGACCCAGGCGGCCTCGCCTGCCAGTGCGGCGCTGGCGGCGATTGGCAGAATGATGGCGGCCAAGGCTCAGTCCTCCAGCGCCACGGGCCAGGTATAGGCGCCGGTGCGGCGCGCGCGCCAGCGCCCGTCATATGACGTTTCCAAGACCCGGCCGGTATTGCCTGGGCCGGGTTCCGGTGCCACGGCATGGATCAGACCCAGGCCGTTCGGCCGTTCGGTGAGGATGCCGACATGCTGGGGCAGGATGCGCAGCTTGAAGGCGATCACGTCGCCCGGCCGGGGATCGGCCACCGGCACCATGAAACGGGCCAGGCCGTCGGCCAACGACCCGTCCGGCACGCGCGCATAATTGGCCCATATCCCTTCGGCGATGGTCGCCGTCTCCGGCCCCAGCAGGTCGAGTTCGAGCGCCACCACCGTGACTAGGCCGATGCAGTCGAGGCCGACCAGGTCAAGCCGGCCCTGATGCACCCATGGGGTATCCTTGCGCCGCCTCGCGGCGGCGATGATGTCGCTGCGCTTGACCATGCTACCGCCCGCCCTGCTGCGCCAATTCGCCCGTGCCGGGCAGGAAGGGATAACCGCCGAAATTGATCAGGTTGGCGAATTTGTCGACGCAGGTGGTGGCGGCCCGGTCGCAGCCGGCGACCAGGTCAAGCGCATCGCCCGGTGCGACGTCGTAGGGCAGCGGCAGGCCCAGCGAGACATCACGGGTGGCGCCCAGATAGGCGCCGACCTCGATCGACAGGTCCTCGTTGGCGCCAGTCGTGAAGCGGGCGACGCCGCCCGAATACCAGCCATCGGTCGAATTGGCCCCCGCACTCACCGTGAACTGCCGGCGCGCATCAATCACCGTGACCACCGTGACCGCCTGGGTGAAGGGCGCCAAATCGACGGCGCATTTGGCATCGCCCAGGTCGTGCCTGCATGTGCGCGTGTACTGCCGCCCGACCTGGCGCGACAGGCGATTGAGGTCGTCGACCATTTCGGCGCGCCAGGTGCCGTCGTCGCTGGGCGTCAGCTTTTGCAGCAGGTAGCGCGTCTTGCCGATCTCGCCCACCACCGGGTTGCCATCGACCTCCGGCGCCCAGTCGACCGCGAAGGCCACGATCTCGGCATTGTCGTAGAGGCCGGCGCGGATATCGTCGTCGGTGATCAGGGCCGACGAGAGGAAGCCCAGTGCCTCGGCCGAGCCCGCCTCGGTGCCGTCCTCGGCGACTTGGGACGATGCCTGGACGCCGCCGGCAGCCTTGTAGACGCGGCCGTTGGCGACCAGGGATTTGTCGCGCAAGACGAAGTAGAAGCTGCGGCCGTCCTGCCGGTGGATCTCGACGCACCAGGCCAGCATCAGGCCGGACCTAGTCAAGTCGGTGCCGGTACCGAAGCGGGCGGCAGCGAAGGCCAGCGTCATCTGGGCATCGGGATATTCCGGGCCATACTCGCCCGTCGGGCTGAATGTGGCCGCGGATGGAAACTCGACATCCCACAACAGGGCATAGACGAAGGCGCCGGCGCCGTTCACCTGGCAGACGTGGTTCAGGTAATCCATGAAGTCATAGAGTGACCGGCGAGGCCCGCTCTCCGCGCCCGTGTCGCCCCATTCCGGCGTGCCCACGCGCAGGCCGATGAAGACATCGGCCGTCGGGAAATAGTACTTGAAGCTGTCGAAGCCCAGGCGCGGGTCATAGAGGAAGGTCGCGTCGTAGGTCATGGCGAAGATGATGTCGAGGGCATTGGCCGTCGCCGGGTTCTTGGCCAGGGCCAGGTTGTAGCCAGCGTTCCAGCCGCCCGGGCGAGCCCGCTTGAACGGCCCCTCGCCGAAACACCCTACGTGCGGCGCCGCGATCGAAAGGATATAGTCGGGCCTGGGGAATTTTGCCCGGTAGCGGGTGACGACCTCGACCAGCTCGGCATCGGTCCAGCAGACCCGATTGCCGTCCGCATCATCGGAGCAATGATGCTCCAGGTCATCGACCGCCGAGAACAGCTCGTAATCTATATCGACCCCGTCAAGCCCCACATCGTCGCAGAACAGCTTGCAAGCATCCATCTCCTCGTCGGTGAGCAGGTGCCAGGACGGCCAGCCCACATAGTAGGCCTCAGGCAGGTAGGTATAGGGCTCCGCCCGGCTCTGCTGGATCGAGAGCAGGACCTTGAGCCTGGGGTTTCTGGCCTTCAGCGCCGCGACCAAGTCTTTAAGCACCCGCGCTGGGTAGTAGATCGGCACGCCGGTGGTCTCGTAAATGCTGGAGTCGAGATCCACATAGGTGCAGTTCGGGATCGCGAAGCCGATCATCAAAAGGTCAACGGTCGGCGGCAGCAGGTTGAACACCTTGAAATCGCTTGGCACCGGCGAGGGCCGGGTCGGCCTGTCGAAGAAGGTCTCCCAATAGATGCCGATCCGCTGGCCGTTGGGCGGCGGCAGGAAGGTGTCGCCGGTCAGGCCGCTCATGACGGTCGGGACGGCTTCCATGGCGATCGCGGCCGTTACATCGGGCATCTGCGTCGAGGCCGCTTCGAATTCCAGCATCAGGAAGACCTGGTGGCCGAAGCCGCCGCCGCGGGTCCAGGTGATCGGGACCGCCGTCCCGCCGGGCGCCGACCAGATCCAGCCCTGGACATAGTCGCCCGTCGCCTGGGCCTCCAGCGTCCAGGGCGCCGCCACGCTTTCGGTCGGTGTGACCTGCCAGTTCATTGTCAACATGGCGAGGCACAGGGACGAGCGCAGCGTGTTTTCCAGCACGCGGGTGCCGCCCGCTTGGCTCGAATAGAAGGCGGCGAACGCGCCCATCCGGCCGGAGACACCATCCAGCGCCACCATGTGCAGCAGCACCTGGCCGACGAAGCGGTCGAGCGCCGAGACGATCACCGGCTGGGTGCCCGCCGGCGGGTTGGCGATGACCGCCAGGCGCACCTTGCCGACCTCCGGTTCCGTGAAGGCCGGGAAGTCGATGTAGCGGGCCGGGCGACCGCCAACGGTGATCTCGGGCGGCGGATCGGAATGGGTGTAGGTCACGCCGATGACCAGCAGGTCGCAGCTCGGCACCGTCGCCTCGCCCTCGCCTTCGCTGGGCCCGCCGACGCCCGGCACGCTCTGGAAATCGCCCGGAACCTGGGTCTGGTCGATGCCGCCGATCACCAGCACCTCAGCCCCTTGCACGGTGATCGTCTCGGTGGCGCCGGCGGACGCTTGTACCTCGATTGCCACAGCGAAGAGGTTGGCGAAGGTCGAGGTCAAGGTCAGGGCCTGGTCGCTGCCGCCGCCCGCCGTATAGGCCAGGACACGGCCGTTGGCGCCAGCATCGGTCGCCTGCTCGGTCCAGCCCGCCGCGCTGATCGCATTGTCGGCCGCGAAGAAGCGATGCCCGGCGCCGATCAGCAGGGAGGCGGGCGAGGTATCGACCAGCATGACACTGGTGGAACTGCCGGCATTGAAGGCCGCAGCGCGCACGCCCAGCCGACCAGAGGTGCCGGACAAGGCGAAGACCGCCACCTGGACGGCACCGACATAGACCGAGGACGAATAGGCCAAGGCATTGGCGCCGGACGCCGGCCCGTCCAGGACATAGACCGCCACGGCGCCCGCGTCGATATTCGCAGCCCGCGGCGCCGCGATCGGCTGGACGGCAACGCCGCCATAGGTCACGGACGGGATCAGCGCGGGATCGGCGATGACATATTCGGCATAGGACCAGCCCAGCACCACCACCAACAGATCACCGCCAGCGGCGTCGAACGACAGGCTGTCCGCATTGGTCACGCCGAAGTGGCGGGCGGCGGCTGCCGAGAGGGTCACACTCATGACGCGGTCAGGCTCGCGGCGGTGATGGCCACCACATTGCCGACGGTCAAGGTGGTTTCCTCCATCTCGATATCGCCACCGTCGCCGATTTCAGAGACATCGCCGTCCAGGCTGCGGGTGCCGCCGGCATCGAACAAGCGGAACCAGGTGGCGGTGCCGGCATAGCGCACCGTGCCCTGCCATTCGCCGGCCAGCACCGCCTCGCCCGCGTCGGCATCGCCGAAGGGCACCAGGGGCAGCGCCACCCGCACCAGGGGGTTGCCCACCGGTGCGGTGTTCGGCGTGACCGGCCGCGTGCCGGCATAGATCGCCAGGGTGCCGCCGAAGAACACCTCGGCAAAGTCGTCGATCACGCGATTGATCAGGCCGACGCCATGGGTGATGGCCATTATTCAAGATCCTCCAGAACTTCCTCGGCGGCGATCTCGATCAGGTCGACTTGGATCGACGAGACTCGCTCATGGTCGAAATCCTGCATCAGCGCCCGCCAGCCCGAGGCGTCTGCGGCGACATCGAAGCGGACGGGCACATCGAACTGCCCGCCCCAGGTCAGGACCGTGCCGGGCGCCGGCGCCGCGTCGAACGAGATGCGCCCGGTCGCCTCCTGCAATTGCCAGCCAGTGATCACCTCGACGCCGTTCGCAGCGATACGGACCGTGCCCGCCAGCGGCTTTACGAGGCGGCGCTCGACGATGATCTCTTCGATCGAATAGCGCTTGTAGAGATCGAAGACGGTGGTCGTGCCATCGCCGATACCAAGGCGCTGATCGCCAGGCTGGCCGGGATCGGCGCCGTTGCGGGCCGTGGTGTAATCCCCCCTATCCCGGAAGCGAAAATAGCGCCAAGGGCCCCGGCAGACGATATAGGCATTGCGCACGATGCCGACCGTGTCGGTCTCGCGCTTCACGACCAGGCTGAAACGGTGCCGCGGCCATGCCACGCGCAACACCCTCTGCTCACTCGAAGAGCTCTCGGCGATGTCCACCATGAAGGCCGGGCCCGAGCTGTTCTGTCCTGCGACTTTTTCCAACAGCCGGCGATCAAGCCCGATCATCACGAGAACTTCCTGAACATGCCCGCGACCTGCGATGTCATGGCACGACGATTTTCAAGAAACGATCGCGCATGGGGCGTGCTGATGTTGACGCTGATCTTCTGACCATCACGCCCGCCCGAAATCAGCGCGCGCGTCACATCGGCGGGAATGATCGAGCCCGAGCGGTCGAAGCTGCGCAGCTCGGGGCCGCGCTCACCGACCAGATACATCCGGCCAGGATCGATCGGTCCGCCCTCCGCACGCGGACCGCCAAACGACAGCGATCCGCCGCTGCCCAGGCCGGACTTGGAGAGATCGCCCGAGGCGCCGCCGCCGAAAAAGCTGCCGGCGAAACTCCCCAGCATACCGATCCAGTTGCTCGACCCGCCACCCGCGCCGCCGCCGAAAGCCGACTGGAACAGCGGCTCGATCACCTGCATCTGGATCACGAGTTCGGCGAAGCGCTGGCTGATCCGCAGCAGCGCCTGGCCAATATTGTCCTCGGTCCCAGAGATCCATCCGACCAAGGCATTCGCCATATCCTTGCCGGCATCGGTGGCGGCATCAGCCATGCTTTGGAATGTATCGGTGCCCTGTTCCTGGAGCCGGTCGAAATCGGCCAGCATGGCCTCGACTTCCTCCGGCGTGCCCATGCCCTGGGCAACCAAGCTGCGGATCTCGGCGGATCGGTTCGCCTCCAGGCCCCGCGCCTGAGCAATGCCGGTCGACAGATCATTCAATCTATCCTGCGCCGCCTTCAGCTTCTCCTTGGCCTTGGTCTCGGCATCGATCTGCTCGACCAGCGCCTCGATCTCGGCCCGCTCGTCGGCCGTCAACGCCTTATTGCGCGCGCGCGCGGCAGCCTCGGCCCGATGCATCGCGTCGAGTTTTTCGCGGGCCAAGCCATCGGCGCCAAGCAGCGCCAATTCGTCCTCAAGGCTGCCGATATAGGCGCGGACGCCATCGGCCGCCGCGCGCGCCGCCTGCGCCTCGCGCTCACGGCGCAGCGTGTTCTGGGTCGCCCCCAACCGCGCATCACTTCGGCCTGGCGGCCCAAGACCACCTGTCTCGTCGGCATCGGCATATTGCTGCCCCAGCGTGAGCGCCGGCGCTGGGCGGGCGGCCGGGCCGAACATGAGTGGCGCAAGAACGTCTTGCGCCTGCTGCGCCTTCCGGCGTGCTGCCTCTAGCTGATCGGCCCATCGCGCGCGCTCCGACCGAAGCCATTCCGCAGCCTCAGTTCGGGAGTCGGTGGTCGCAAGCTGCTGATCGATGTCTGACAGCTTCGCGGTTAGACGCGTAACTTCCTGCGCCCAGCCGTTGAACTCGCCCACTGTGTCGAGATTACTCACTACCGCAGATAGGATCTGGAACCCGCGGATACCATTGGCAACCTGTTCGGTCACCCAGACCAGGATATTCCCGATACCGACCAGCGCCGGCGCCAACGTAACCAGCGCGCGGGTCATTTGGGTGTCGAGGATGCTGGCTAACGCATCGAATTTTTTAGCCGACTCATCGGCGCCGCGAACAACATCCTCGTTGATGACCACACCAAGGTCTCGTGCCTTCTGGCGCATTACGTCCAACCCGTCGGCGCCGTTCTTGAGCATCAGCACCATGCCGGGGCCGGCGGATTTGCCGAACAGATCCGCGCTGGCATTCAGCCGATCCTGATCGGTGGTCAACCTGGCAAGGCCATCGGAAACATCGGCCACCACCTGCTCGATCGAGCGCATCGACCCGTCGTTGTTCCGTACAACGACACCAAGTCGGCCGAATAGATCGATGGCGGCCTTGTTGCCCTGCCCCGCATCCGACATGCGGATGCTAAGTCGTTCCAGCGCCGATGACAGTTCATCGGTGCCAACCCCGGCGTCCATCGCCGCGAAACGCAGTTCCTGCATTCCCTCGATACTGACGCCGACCCGCTCCGAGGCGTCTACCAGATCACCCATCTCATTGGCAGCGCCGCGGATCGAATTGACCACGCCGGGCATGACGCGCCCGACTGTCTGCCACGTCGCGAAGGCAACGGCGCCGTAATGGCCGACCTTGGACCAGATGCGCCGACTGGTGCGATCCATCTCCTCCAACTTGCGGCTGATGTCTCCGGTCGCCGCCGCCATCGCCTTTTCGGCACGGTCAAGCGCCGACGTGAAATCGGAGACGGGCGCGCTGATCTCGACCTTCAGATCGTCAATCGGCTGGTCAGCCATTGCGCGTCCCCTTGATTTCCGCCGCCCAAGTGGCGACATTGCCAGCCATGATCGATGCAATAGCGAACATGGCTGGCCTGATGCTTTTGGTTGTGGCGTTCTTGGCGCCCAGCCTGATCGCCCAGCGCCGCCATGTGATGGGCCAAGGCGCCATCCTAGCCCTCAACCTCATGGTGGTTACCTGGCCCTGGGCGCTGGCCCTTGCCTTCAGCCCATTTACCGAAAACGACATCGATGATCAGCGGCGGTGAAGCCGTCGCAGTTCCTCAATTTCATCCTCGGACGGGGCATCGTCTTGGCGAACGCCGTTCGCCCGGGCATGGGCATCACAGGATGCGAAGAACTCTTGCGGCGTTGATTGCCAGAAGTCGGATGGGCGCCATCCCAGCACACCGCAGGCGACCCCAAGATGGGCTGCCCAGTCGATAACTATGTCGCCGACGTCGTGTTGCCGACGCCGGCGACGCCGTTTCCCGCGTCGGCCGGTTGAATAGCGCCAGTCAGGAATTCGGCCATCGGCAAACACAATGACAGAATACCCTTGGCCAACAACCTGGCGCCGAGATCGGAAGGCACGACGTCGCCACCCGCGGCAGCCCCCGCTGCGACGATATCGGTCATCGCCTTGAGCCCAAGGCGGCGGCCAATCGCCTCCTGGGCCAGGACGATCAAGGATACCCCGGCGGCGGCCTCGATCGCCACCAGAGCCTCCCAAGTCGGACGGAGCGTGAGGACAAGCCCCCCGCCCACGTCCATGGCCATCTCGCCCCTGATCCTGTTCGCCACGATCAGGACATCCGCGGCACGCGCACCGCGCGAACCGTGACGTTGGTCACCGCCGAATAACCAACGCCCACCCGGCCCTGGCCATCATTCCAGACGCGCGGCGGGAACGGGCCGAACGCATACTGGCTGTTGATCGCGATGAGCTGGGAAATTGCGGGCACGGTGGTGGGGCCGACGCCGGAAATATTGACCGAGCTTTCGGTCGGGTTGATGGACACGGTGCATGCGGTGGCACCGGTCTCGACGATCAGGATCGTATTGCCGTCGTTGGGAAAACTGTCGCCGCCCGACGCCGCCGCGGCGACGGGAGCGATGGCCGTGCCGGCCTGGGCCAGTTCGGTTGGGGTCAAGGTAGCCATTGGTGTAACCTTTCAGTTGATGGTCGCAAGGGGATGGTCAGGCGCCGGGCGGCAGGCGCTGCTGCGGGCCGTCGAACATGACGGTGCCCGAGAAGGTCTGCGCATCCTCGTAGGGACCGGTGCGCTCGTAACTCGACAGGTAGGCGAAACCGATGCGCGTCCAGCCATCGCCATAGCGGGTACGGAAGCGAGCGCGCTGCTTGGATTCGAAGATCGCTTCGAGACGGGCATGGCTTTCACCGATGGTGTGCAGCCCCGAGAACGTCATCTGGGTGTCGGTATAACCGGCACCGCCGAGATATTCCTTGTCCTCGCCGCTGTCCTTCGTGGTCACCTCGGGCGGGCTGTAGCTGCGCGTCAGCGAATGCTCGCGGCAACCGGCGATTTCCAGCCAGTTTCCCGTGCCGGACAGGTCGATATCGAGCAAGAACAACTTGCCCGGAAGTTTGGCGCCCATGAGGCCCTCCTATGGTCAGAGATAGGTCCAGGCGGTGACGGTGATCCGTCCGCGCCCAAGGAAGCGCTCGCCGCCCGGCACCGCCTGGCGGTCCCGCGCGGTGCCGCTGATATGAAAGATCCGGCCCGACAAGGTCGGATCGATGTCGAGGCCGGTGGCCACCCAGATCGACGAAAGCAGGTCGTCGACCGACGCCTCGATATCGCTGGCGCTGCCGTCGCCGGCCAACACCACCTCGATCACCAGGTCGAAATCCACCCTGGTATCGGACTTACTGTCCGACGCCTCGCGTTCGTTATCGATCAGCACGCAACCGGCCGGGAATTCGCTTTCCTTGAGCGGGGCGACCCGCCCGAGAAAAACCCGCGATCCCAGATCGGTGGCGCCGGTCACGATCGCCGCCGCCACCGCGTCGCGGATCTCGACCGTGGCGGCACTCATGCCGTTACCCGCTTGAGGATCAGCCGGGTCATCCCCGTACCGTCCGGCTGGCGGTCGACCACCTCGAAGCGGATGGCGCGCGCCAGGATGATCGAGCCGTCCACCGCCATATCCAAGTCGCTATCGCGCCCCAGCACCACCGGCATCGTGGTCGATACCGGCAGTTCGCCGCTGGCATCGACCATTTCATGCGCCATGTCGAAGATCGCGGCGACATCCAGGGCGATGCCGTCCGGGTCGATCCGCACCAGCGTGCCGAAATCATCGGCGCTGGTGAAGATCGCCCGGTCCGCGTCCGTCTCGACCGCCACGGCGGATCAGGCCTGGAGGGTGACGAGGCAGGCGTGGCGCCAGTCGCCAAAGCCCACATTGCGCCAGGCGTCGACACCGAACAGCCAGCGATCGTTCTTGAATTCCTCCTCGGAACCCTCGGCGATCGCCTTCAGGCTGACCGGCGTCTCCTCCTGGATGATGAACGGCTTCACGATGCCGTCATCGCGGAAGATGCCAAGCTTGGTGGTCCAGGTCAGGCGCGGGTTGACCACCGGCGTCACCGTCACCAACTGCTGCGACTTCAGCGGGTTGGTGATGCCCGAGCCGATGTACTCGGCCGAGAGCGCGGTCAAAGTGTCGGCCATGAACGACACGGGCACCTGCACGGTGAAGGCCCGGGCGTCGCCGTTGACCGGCTGGCCCTGGTCATCCTTGAAGCCGTAGATCTGCTGGATGCCGGCCATGATGGCCATGGCGATGATGCGCGGGCCGGGCGAAGTCGCCGTGCCCTTCTCGTCGACCGGGCAGGCCGCGTCCGAGATATCGAAAACGATATCGTTGGACTGAACGCCCGAATCCCCCTCGACGTGATCAGTGTCGAAGAAGAACTGCCCGTCGTAGCAGGCGGTCGATTCCGCCGCCAGGATCAGCGCCGAGAGCAGCAGCGCCCAGTGGTCATTGGTGCGGCGCGCCAGTTCGGCGACGCGCACCAGGACCTGGCCGGTCTTATCGCGCCGGATGTCCGACGTGGGGATGCCCAGCGTCGCCTCGTAATGGAGGTTCGGGATGATGATGCCGAAGTCGCGCAGCAGTTGTTCCTGCCGGCCGCCGACCCATTCCCGCATGGTGGGCGCCATGCCCAGCCATGCATACTCTTCCGACGACTGGTCGGACTGGAACTTCATGCCCAGGCGACCGACCCAGTCGCCGGCCAGGTCGGTTTCCAGGCGATTATAAAATTCGCCCACGATGGCGCGGGACGAGAGGCGAGCGAGACCCATTGGAGTTCTCCTATATCAAGGTGGTGGGATCAGGGCGCGGGATCGTCCTGGGCCAGGGGGCCGTATTCGACGATGGCGTTGCCGGCCGAGACCACCCGGCTCACACGGCCGATGAAGGAATTGGTCGAGGCGGTCAGGGTGAATGTGTCGTCGTCGCTGGCATAGACGGCCGCACCCGGCAGGGTGGTGGCAACCACGCCGGTCACCGGCAGCGGGATCGCGCCACGCTTACGCGTGCGCACCCGGATGGCCGCAGCGGCGCCGCCGGTATTGTCGGCCGGGCTGTCGGCAAAGCCCACGAAGGCATCGCCGGCGACGAGCGGGCGGGCGTTGCCGCCGACCGCTTCGATACCGACGGCGGCGCCGCCATAGATGATGTCGTTGGCGACGACGGGGTAATCCTCGAAGTCGCCAAGAGCGAACTTGCGGATCTTGTCCGCGGCAAGGGTGGCCATTTCAGTATCCTTTCAGGTGTCGGATGGGCGAGGCTTACTTGCGCAGCACGCGGGCCAGGCCCGCCTCGGACGCCTTCACGAAGGCGAGGTAGCGGTCATAGTCCCCGAACTCGGCGCGCAGCGCGGGGTCGCGGTCCCATTCAGCCTTGGTGCGCTGATCCACCGGCAGGTTGGGATCGACGCCGCCGGCATTGGCGGCGGTGCTGGGCTGTGCCACCGGCGCCGGGGCGCTGGCCTGCCGCTGGCCCAGCGACGCCTGGCGCTTGGCCTTGCGGGTATTGGCCAGGTTCAGCGCGGCGCGCGAGATCGTCACCTTCTCGTCGGCGCAGAAGCTGGCGATCAGCTTCTCCTCGCCCGGCTCGCCCAGCTTCTGGATCGAGGTGATCCGGTGGCGTTCGGCCGCAGCTCCCAGACGACGCAACTCGCGCGCCTCGCGGGGGTTGGCCACTTCGAGCTTGCGGGTTGCGGCGGTCGCCTGGGGCTGCTTGTCCTCGGGGTCATCATCCTCGCCGTCCTCCGGCTCGTCGTCGGAGGTATCGTCCTCCGCATCGTCCTCAGCCACAGAGGCATCGCCCTCGGCCAGGTCGCGGCCGGCCATGAAATTGGCGCGGGTCAGCTTGCTCTTGTCATCGTCGTCGTTGCCGGCGTCGGCCTTGGGGCCGCCGGCCTTCGCGGCACGGGTCATAGTCGAGTTCCTTCCAGTGGTGGCGGACGGCCGGTCCAGTTCGACCCGGAACGCGGCGAAGGCTTCGCGCGGTGCCATCACGGCATCGGCGAGGCCAGCGGCCACAGCCGCCGCGCCCGGATAGGTTGCCGCCTCGGTATCGAGGACGGCTTGAATGTTCATCTCGCGATTGCGCGCCACGGTGCCGGCGAACAGCAGGCGCAGCTCGTCGATCTCGCCTTGCATGCGCCCGCGCACATCGTCGGGCAGCGGCTCATAAGGGTTGCCGTCGACCTTGCGGGCGCCGGAATGGATCAGGGTCACGGTGTAACCTGCCTCGCCCATGGCGACACTGACATCGACATGGGCGCAGACCACGCCGATCGAACCCGCCCCGCCGGTGCGCGGCACGGTGACATGGGTCGCGGCCGAGGCGATGGCATAGGCGCCGGAATAGGCATCCTCGCCCAGCACCGCCCAGATCGGCTTTTGTTCGCGCGCCGCATGGATACGGTCGACGACATCGAAGCAGCCCGCGACCTCGCCGCCGCAACTGTCGATGTCCAGCATGATGCCACGCACTTCCGGGTCGGCCAGCGCCTGCTCCAGGCAGTATTCGATGCCGTCATAGCCGGTCATGCCGGAATAGGGCGTGACCGAGCCCAGGCGGTTCACCAGCGTGCCGATCACCGGCAGGATGGCGATGCCGTCCGCGACCTCGAATACCCGCTGCCGCCCCGATCCGCCGGGGCCACGGGCCTGGTTGCCGACATCGTCCAGCACCTGCGCCGACAAGGTGACGCCATCGACATCGACCAGGGCATCGACCCCCAGCCGGCCGCGCAGGCCGGCGATGATCTCGCGGGCCTTCTCCGGCAGGATCAGGGCCGGGCGATTGAAGATGCGGCGGCGGGCCAGGATCGGCAGGCCGCGATCAGCGCGAGGCATTGGCATCATTCTCCGGTTGATCGGCACTCTGGTCGAGCGGCGGGCCGCCGTTGTGGCCCAGCGGCGCCGATGCCTCGCCCACCTGCGGCAGGTTCAGCGTCTCGCGACGGCGCCGTTCGCGCGCCCGCTGGGTGATGTTGCGGTCCCAGTCGCCGCCGGTCAGTTCGGCCGCGACCTCGGTTTCGGTCGATGCCGACAAGGCGATGCGCCGTTCGGCCGCCTCGACTTCCTTCACGGGGTCGAGCTGGCCCGGCGCGGGGCCGGTGAAATCGGCCGTGCACCAGGCCTGGCGGATCAGCGGATTGTCCCAGCCCGGGCAGGACAGGTAATTGCGGTCGACCGCCTCGCCCAGCATCGCCTCATAGACCGGCTGGCGGAAATTGCGAACCCACCAGCGGCGGCGGCGGCGGATGAAGGCATAGGTCTCCAACAGCGCGCCGCGCGAGGCCGAATAGCTGGCGGTGAACTGCCGGGTCAGGGTCTCGATCGACAAGTCCAGGGTCACCGCGATCTGGCGGATGAAGGCATTCAGGAAGGCCTCGAAGCCCGAGATCGGGCGCTGCGAGGCAAAGCTTTCAACCTTCTCATTCGGCCCCAGCCCCTCGATCACCATGCCGGGCGTGAAGCCGACATCCCAGGTCTTCAATCCGGCCTGCTGCTCACCGCCCGACAGGATCGTGCCGTCGTCGGTGGTGGTGGTCACCGCGAAGCACGAATTGATGACTGCGGCCATCAGCTCGGCCTGGGACATCGTGGTGATCTGCTGCAACAGCTCGATCACCGGCGCCAAGATCGGCACGCCGCGCGACTGCCCGATGCGCCGCACGTCTTTGAGGTGCAGCACCAGCGGCCGCCCTTCGGCATCCCGCATCGGCACGCGCCGCCAGGTCAGGGGCGTCGCGCCGATGGTCGTGTCGAATTCGTAACGGCTGGCGATATGGATGGCCAGGGGCCGGCCGACCGGATCACGCTCGATCCCGGCCACCAGGCCGTCACGGTCTGGTTGACGGTCTGGATTGCTGACCAGGTCCGCCTCGACCAGTTGCAGTTTCAGGCCGAACAGGTCGCCCGGGCCTTCATTCCAGGTCAGTAGGACGAATGCATCGCCGCCATCCAGCACCGAGAAGAAGGCGAGATATTCAAGATCGCCCAGATGCAACTCGCCGCGGATATCGCAGCGGGTGCAGAAATGCGCGTCAAGGGCCTCGGCCTCGGCCTCCCAGGCGTCGGCGGCCTCGTCGGACAGGCCCAGCCGCGCCCGGTCAGGGCGCGCCTGGAGCAGCAGGCCCGAGCCGATCACCTTGGTTGCCAGGGTTTCCAGACCAGGACCAGCCAGGCCGCCATTGCGTACCAGATCGCGCGAGCGGTCACGCAGATCGGCCAGCCCGGGCAGGGCCTGGGAATCGGCTGAACCGCCGCCCGGATTGAAATCGCGCAAGGCGCGCCGGTCTCGCCGGCCGCCGTGATAGCCGCCGATGCCAACCGCCGCCTGGTAGCGGGCGATCTGCGCCCGGGCCTCCAGGCGCCTCGCGCCAGCCGCCGGCGAGACATAGGCTATCACCCTGTCGAGCATGGTCGGCCTGGGCAATTTCATCTGTGCCATGATCAGCCCTGCCGCGGCACGCCGTAGCGGATGGTGACACCGCCGCCATTGTCCTCGCGGGCGACCTTGCGGCGCAGCTCGCTTTCTCGGGCATAAAGCTTGCCAAGGTCCGCACGGGTCAATGTACGCCCGGCGATACCATAGGCCTGGCCGCGCTCCTCGATCGCAGCGATCGATGCTTGAACGCTCTCAAGCTGCTCGCGATAAGTCTTGATCACTATCAGGTCCTCACGAGATCCGCCGGCCAAGGCCGATGATGCGACGAGCGGCGTTCGCCGGGGCGGGCGGCTGCGGTGCCGATACCGGCACCACGGGCTCGACCACCACCTGCGCGATTTCGCCGATCAGCGGGTTGTTGCTGTCCTGCCGCGCCCACATGGGCGGGTTGTTCCAGTCGATCAGGAAGTGACCCCAGACCTCGGCCACCACCTGCGTCATCACCAGGCCGTCCAGCGCCTCGTTGCGCAGATCGGCACGCCGCTTGTCCCAGCGCCCAGCCTTGTCGCGCTGCTCGGCCACGATCTCGTCGAACAGGTCGCCGCCGTGACGCGAGGCATCGCCCGCCGCCATCTTGGGCAGGTGGATGCGGCCCTTGCCGACATCCGCCCGGGCCAAGCCGCGCGACACCGTGTCCTTGTAGAGGTTCGGGTTGAACTCCCCGAGCGGGATCTCGCCCCGCGCCTGGGCCTTGCGATCGGCCCGCTGCCGGTCTGGAAACACGATCCGCAGCCGCGGCGCCGTCAACAACGAAAGGCCGCGCACTGGCAGCACGTCATAGAGCGGGCGGCCCTTCAGCATGCCGTGTTTCCGGTTGATGCCGGCCACCGTCCAGCGGCGCCAGGCATCATAGGCATTGTCGGTCACACCCGGCGCGCCGGCGGCATCGATCGCCACACAGCGCAGCGCCATGCCGCGCGTGGGATCTGCCGCCAGCGGCCAGCGCCGGCCGATGACCTGGGCGACCAGCACGTCCCAATCCTCGGGCCGAAGGCCCGGCTCGACCGCGCGCACCTTGTCGCCGGCGCCGACGGCCGAGATACGGAAGCGATCCACGATCCAGCTCTCGCCGCCGCCGAAACCGCGCACCATGACGTCGAACCATTGATTGACGTCGATCGAGGCAACCAGGAAGCCGACACCCTCAGGCACCTCGCCCAGCGCATAGCCCTCGGCCCGTTCGCGCAGGGCCGCCGCATCGACATCCCCCGCCGCCCGCTTGGGCTGGTGGGGGATGCCCCATTGCTTCGACATCACCTGGCGCAGCGAGATTTCGTCGCCCGAGATCTCCGCCTCGCGCTCGGCCTTCACCCGGGCACGCGCCAGGCCGCCCAGGCCGTCCTTCACGAAGGGCGACATCGCCCCGACAATCCAGAAGCCGGCGATCTTGCGGACCACGCGTCGGCCCCGCACCTGGCCGTCGTCGTCGATCTCCTCGCCCTCGCCGACCCAGACGCCTGACCGGTTCATCTCGCGGCGCCAGCGATCCTCGATCAGCCGGTCACAGCACGGGCACGACAGCCGCGCCGCTTCCTCGATCTCGTCGAGCGGCGCCGCCTCAGGATAGACCAGCGTCATCCGCCGGGCCGCCCCAGGCGCCGGGCTCGAAAATCCGTTGCAGTACGGGCATGGCCAGTACCACCCGCGCCGATCGCTGTCGCCATAGACCGACATGATGCCGGTCGTCCAGTCGCGGTCTGGGTCCAACCCGGTCGCCAGGTCGGGGTGCGAGAGCGCAAGGATGGTCGACTGGGCGCCGAAGGTCTGGCGCCGGATGTCGAGCAGGGCCTTGAAGTCGCCCAGGGACTTAGGCCAGGCATCGACCTCGTCGGCGATGATGCGCGGCGCCGACTTGGAAATGAGATTACTTTTGTTACCGGCCAGGAACTGGACGGACATGCCGCGAAAGCGCTTGAAATGCAGGCTGTCATCGATCGCCCGCAAGCCCTGCCGATCGCGCAGCAGGGCATGGTCCAGGATCATCGGTTCGACCCGATCCTTGACGAAGGCCTCGATCACTTCGTCGGTCTGCATGTACCAGAGGAAACTGCCTGGGTCCTCGCCGCCGACCGAGGCGAAGACCCAGTTCTCGCCGATGGTCGACTTGGCCGACTGGCCTGGGCCGACCACCGCCACCGTGTCGAAATCAAGCGAGGTCAGGCAATCCTGCGGCTCGACCAGATAGGGCACGATGTCATAGGACATCCGCCCGACCGTGCCGCCGCCGGCGTTCGATAGCCAGCGATGCTCGGCGCAGAACTGCGCAACCGAAAGACGCTGCGGTGGCAACAGGGCATCGAAGGCACTGGCGACCAGGCGGGCAGCATCGGCGTAATCACCCACGGGCCTGCTCCAACTTGTCGTCGCCCACCAGGTCGCGCTGGATCTCGCGGACCAGGGCGGCAAGCTGCTCGTCGACATCGGTGCCAATCGACCGCACCACCGCGTCGGGCAGGCCAAACTTGCGCCCGGTATTGGCCGGGATCGCGCGCAGGCCGACCTGCAGCTTGCGCAACGAGCGGTCCAGCGCGTCGCGAACCACGGCCGTCTCGACCAGGAAGCCAGCCTCGCGGGCCAGCGCGCGGCGCTCCTTTTCGGCCCGCACCTGCGCCAGTTCCTGGTTTGGCGTCAGTCCAGTCGGCCCCGACACCTCAACGCCAGGAAGGCGCAGCTGGTCGCGTCGCTCGGCCGCCGCCGCAGCCGCCGCATCCTCCTCGGCGCGCCTCGCCGCCAGGAAGTCGCGAACGGCGTTCGCGTCGAATTCCCAGCCCACACCCTTGTTGCCCTGCTTGATCACCGGGAACTCGGGATAGCGCTTCATCAGCGCGTCCACATGCGGGACCGAACAACCGATGATGTCGGCGAGCTGACCCTTGTTGACGATCACCTCGTCGGCCTGCTCGATCATCGATCCGTCCATCGGTCCCCAACAGAAGTAAAATTGTCAACGAGTTCAATTACTTAGCGCGGCGAAAACCCCGCGGCGCGAATTTACCCGCGGGGGGTGGGGGGTGGGGGGAGGACCCGTGAACCCCTCCCCGACCCCGACCTACCGGCGGGCGGTGCGGATGGCCGCGTTGATCTCTTTGACCGCCTCGTCGCGCAGATGGGCGCGGACGACGGTGACGACGGTCTGGCGGAAGCCGAAGCGCGGCTTGTATTCGGCCTCGCCGACGAAGCGGATCAGCAGCTTGGGCGCGCCCTTGCCGCGCTGCCAAACACCACCGATCTCCTCGCCCGACTTGAATGACAGCGTGCCGACATAGACATCGGGCCGCGCCTTCAAGCGCAGGAGCGCACGGGCTGGCAGGTTGCCGTACTGGTTCTTGCGCGCGTTGATCGGAATGACCAGCGCGCGCCGTGCCGGGCGCCTCGTGCCACCTTCCTCCTCGACCCGCAGGTATCGGGCCTGGATGGGACGCACGAAGACCGCCGCCTTGAGCGCACCCTTGCGCGCCGCCCGAATGCCGATGCCCCGTTGCGTGAACGGGCTGGGCCGGTCGAAGCGGCGCGGCATCTGCGCCTCGACTTCGACCTGCGCCATCTTGGCCACCGCGGTCAAAGCCTTGGCCATGCCGAACTCGGCCTGACGGGCGATCTCGTGGAATACGCCAGGGTTGCGCCGCGTGACCTTTGACATCGCAACCCCGGAAACGACGGCGCCCGCCGAGTCAGGGACCGGGCGGGCGCAATTCAGGCAGTGCGAAAGTCAATACTAGACCTTAACAGCGCCGTCAATAGGGATCGTTCCAGGGCGCACCGGGCGGGAGGTCATCGGTCACCTGCCAGCGCTTGAGCCGCGCCGTATCCTGGCGCAGCCCCCAGGCTACCAGCACCAGAGCCGAAAGCCAGACCAGGTAGCGGGTGCGGCGATAGCGAACAGAGCCGCCATTGTCGTTGATCGAGAACGGGCAATAGAGGTAGCCGGGATGGCGCGGGTTGGCCTCGTCCCACCAGCGCCGCACCTCGTAACAGGGCGCGATCGATTCCGCCTTGAGATCCACGCCCCAATCCGGCCTGGTCCCCACGCGAGCATGCTGCATGACGATGCGGCTGACCTTGCCCAGCGAGGCCACGATGCCATGGACATGCTCGGCATCGTCATCGATCTTCATGCCGCCCACGGCATAGCCGATCACGTCGACCTTGGTGCCCAAGGCCTGCCGCTCTTCCAAGAGGGCGCAGCCGTCGGCCGAGCGGTTGACCACCGTGTGGTGATCAGCCAGACGCTCCATCGGCAGCATGCGCGCGCCGGCCGCATAGAGGTCGGCGCGCTGGTCCTGATAGGTCCAGATCAACAGCTTTTCCACGTCGATGGTCTTAGGCATGGTGGGCTTTCCAGGTGTATCGGTGTATCGGTTCTGTAACGGTATCTGTATCGGTTCTAAGTAATTGATATGGTTATTGAATTAGGTGACCGATACAGCGATACAGCGGGATCGGCCCCATCGCGCGCCTATACGCGCGCCTATGTACGCCACCTGGGCCGGTATCGGCGTATCGGAAGGCAAGGAATGGCGGATTTCCGCGCCTTTGCGCCGATACACCAAGCCGATACACCAGCCGATACAGTCACCGGGTGTAACCTCACTCGTGATCGAGATCGGGAATGCCTTGACCCTGATGCCGATCATTCGGGTCGGCGGACGGCTGCTCGTCGTCGTCATCGTCCGGCTCCAGATAGATCGGCGGGATCGCGGTCACGCGGGATTGCGGCCCGTTGAACTTGATGGCATTTACCGGCACGAATGTGCCGTCGAGCATGCGCAGCGCGGTCACCCACGAGCCATCGGCCCAGCGGGTGCCGTCGAACAGCGCCGTCAGCCTGGCGTGCTGGTTGGCGACTGCGATGACGCGAACGGCGTTCGCCTCCTCGCCCAGCTCCGGGTCACGCAACGTCGCCCAGCGGATGCCGATCTGGGTGATCGCCTTGCGCGCATCGGCGTCGCGCATCGCCGCCAGCAGCAGCGAGCCGACCGTCCGCCGCGCGCCGGCGCCCCAGACATCGACCGGCGACGACAGCAGAAAGCGCCAGCATTCCTCGCCTTCGCCGGAATCCGCCTCGGCCATGACGATGCGGCGCGCATAGGGCAGCAGTCGATCAATCTCGGCCTGCCACTCGGCCGCCTCGAGCGGGCCATCCTCGATCAGGACATCTCGCCCGGCGGCCCAGGTCGCGATCAGGTCGGCCTGGCGGATGTCGCACTTGGCGGCGATCAGATCACGGTGATAGGCGGCGAAGGTCGCCCGGAAGCGGTCGAAATTCAGCGCCATACGCGCCCACAGGCCCGGTGCCATGGCACCGACGGCGGCGATGGCGGCATCGGTCTCCTCGACATTGGCAGTCGCCACCAGGGGCTTGAGATTGAGCTGGATGAAGCGCGAGCGGTCCTGGGGCTTGAGCATGGGCGGCAAGATGGCCGCCAGCCAGGCGCAGCCGGTCACGCGCGTTTCCGAGGCCTTGCCGCTTGGCGAACCGCGCCGCGCCGTGACCCCGTCGCCATCGGACAATTGCCGGATCATGGTGATCATCTTGACCACCGGTCCCTGCTCGCCGCTTTCGTTTTCCGCCTCGTCGATGAAGATGGTGCGGGCCTCGCCATTCAGGCTTTGCTTGGTGCCGGCGACCGAGGTATCGCGCTGGATACGGTCGGCCTGGCCGCCGAGCGCCGCATGCACCAGCTTTGTCAGGTGTGACTTGCCGCATCCCCTAGGCCCCATGACCACGACGTGGTCGCGCCAGGACGGCGCCCCGCCCAGCAGCGCCGCGCCGATCCATCCGATGACCATTTCCGGGCCGAGCGGGCCGACATAATTCCAGCGGTAGAGATTGTCCAGCAGCAATTTCCTGATCTGCGCCGCCGTGGGCACCGCCGTGAAATCCGGCCGGGCGATGCGGGGCGCGGTGGGATAGAGGATGTTGTCGATCTCCAGCCCGGCCGGATGCCACTGACCCTTGTGCCATACCATGTCGCCGCAATGCACGGCGATGCCCTCGCTGCTGTCCCATGTGCCCAGGCCATGGGTGGGCGCGTTGTCATCCCAGACCCCGGCCTCGACGCATTCGCGGATCATGAAGGCCAGGGCATCGCCGGCGTCGAAGCCGCCCTTCTCGCCGGGGAACTTGGCTTCCAGCCAGTCGACCTTGCCGTCGAACACCGACAGGATGCCGTTGTAGCCCAGGTCCCGGGCCGAGCCGACACGCTTCTCGCCCGAGGGAGAGACAAGGTAATACAGGCCGGCCCGATGCCCCAGGAAGCGTACCGGGCACGGCACTGCCCCGGTTTCATCCGTTCCCACGAAGATATCGCGGATAGTTCCCCCGCCGGCGTTTTTCACCCCGTCCATCCCTGCCTCCGATTATGCTGTCTATGCCGCGCCGGCTGGGCGCAGCATGTCGTTGAAGTCCTTGCCCGGCGGCGCCCACCAGGTGCGCACCTTGCGCCCCTCGGCCCGGTAGCGCCGCTCGGCCCTGGTCATCAGCGCCTTGGTGATCACCGGGTCGCTGTCGCTGTCGCCCAGCAGGCCCAGTTCGGCCACCTGCGGCGGCAGCAGGATGCCGGGGCGCGACAGGTCGGGAATGGGCGACGGCACCCACACCCCTTCGCGGGTCGGGTGCCGTGTCATGGGTTGCTTGCTCTCGCCCGCCAGATTGCCGAGCGAGCCGGCGGCCCAGCAGACATCGCCGACCTCCTGCATGACCGACAGGCTGGTCTCGATCCCCTCGCCGATCTTGAGCGACCGGCCGACCGGCCCTAAGCGGATGGCGGACATCTTCGAGATCCCGGCCATTTTCTTGACCGCGATGTCATGGCCCCGCTCATCCTTGCCGAGATCGACCTTGGCCATGCCGTCCGGGCGCAGATAGGTGCGGTGGATGCCCGTGATCTTGCCCTGGACATCCTGCATGGCCGCAACCATGCACGGAAACGCCTGGCGCACGTCGGAATGCCACATCACGGCGAAGCGGATGGTAGGCGGGATGGGCATGGTGATGCCGCGCGCGCGCAGATAGGTTTCGACCAGGGTTCCCGGCGCCGGCACGGCCGCGCGCCACTGTTCGCGGCACCAGCCGACGTATTCGGCGTCTTCCCTGTCCTGATCGGCCTTGCTCGGCATCGGCTGGGCTTCGACCAGGGGCTTGCGCGGGCCGCCGTCGGCGGGCACCACCAGGCCGACCTCTGCCGCCAGTTCCAGCACCGCCTCCTTCCAGGTGCGCCCGCTGTACTGGCGCACGAAGGCCACCACGTCGCCCTTGGCGCCGCAGCCGAAGCAATGGAAATAGCGCCGGTCGGTCATGACGTGGAACGACGGCGTCTTCTCGCCGTGGAACGGGCACAGGCCCCACAGGTCGTTCCGGTGCTTGGCCTTCAGCGGCACCACCCGGCCGACGATCGCCCCGATGGGGGCACGCGCCCGCACCTCGTCGGCCAGGGCGAACATTTCGCGCGGGGGCGCCATCACGACACCTGGGCGAACAGCGACAGCTCGCGCCGCTCGACCGCGGCGATGTTCTTGACGGCCTGGGTGAAGTAGCTGGGCTTTAATTCAAACCCGACGCCGCGCCGGCCCATCTGCACCGCCGCGTAGACCTCCGAGCCTATCCCCAGGAACGGGGTCAGCACCACGTCGCCGGGGTTGGACCACAGGTCGATGCAGCGCTCGATGACGTCGAGCTGCAAGGGCGAGATATGCTGCTCGTCACCCTCCTCGCGCGCGCCGCGGTATTGCAGGGTGCGGGTCTGGTTGATGTCCATCCACACCGGCGAGGCATACCGCTGCCAAACCTCGATCGAGTACCAGTTGCGGCCGTCGCTGGCGCTCGTGAACTTCGCCCGGTCAGGCCCTGCATCCTCGCCCACATACATATCGAAGCAGCCCGAGACCGGCTCGGGATTGGCGCCGGGCTTGCGGAAGGTGACGATGTAATCGGCCAGGCCCTGGCCGCTGATGGTGCTGTCCTTCACCACCTGCTTGTGCAGCAGGCGGATGGACTTGGTGCGCTGCTGGGCCACTACCGGGTCCTTCCAGATGCAGACCTCGGAATGAAAGATCCAACCCGCCGCCTCATAGGCGCGGATCACCTCGCCCCGAAAATCGCGCATGCCGATGTGGCCGTGGCGGATCTTGCTCATGGGCAATTGCATGACGTGCACCGCGTGCAGGCGGCCGGGCATGGTGACGCGCAGCAGCTCCTGAATCAGGAAGCCGTAATGGGTCCAGAAGGCGGGGCCTTCGTTGTTCGAGATGTCGCGGTCGGAATTGCTGAACTTGTACAGGCCCTCGAAGGGCGGCGAATGCACCCCGAAATGCACGCTGTCGCCGGGCACGCCGCGGATCAGCTCGCAGCAATCGCCCAGATAGATGGCATAGCTGTCGGTGACCACCTGGTCGACGGCCAGAACATCGCGAACCTGCCTCATGCCGCCACCCCCTGGAGAAAGCCCGGCAGGGCCATCGGCTTGGCCGGGTTGTAATCGGCACGGTCGCGCTGCGCCCCGCGCACCGCCCGGGCCGACAGGCCGGCCATGTGGGCGACCATGGCGGCGGCCATACGCTCGGCGTCCGCTTCCTTGCGCCGCAGGTTGGCCACCACCGCGCCCTCGGTCTCGGCCGCGACGAAATGGACATGCACCGGCCTGGTCTGGCCGAAGCGCCAGAAGCGGCGGATCGCCTGATAGATCTGCTCGAAACTGTCGTTGAGGCCGACGAAGCCGGTATCGGCGCAGTGCTGCCAGTTCATGCCGAATCCGGCGATCACCGGCTTGGTGACCAGCACCCGGATACGGCCTTGCGCGAAATCGTCCAGCTTGCGCTCCTTCACCGCCTCGTCTTCCGAGCCGCGCACCTCGACCGCGCCGGGGATGCCGGCGGCCAGGGCCGCACTCTCGGCATTCAGGTTGCACCACCAGACGAAGGGCCGGTCAGCCGGGGTCAGGCTGATCGCCTTGGCCACCCGCTGGTCGACGGTGTCGCGCCGGGCCGTGATGCGCTCGCGCAAGCTGGTGGCGGCCATCGGGAACAAGGTGCCGCTAGCCAGGCTGTCGGCATAGTCGAGCATCACCGTATGCTGGTGCTGGTGCAACGGCGGCAGGTTGTAATCGCCATCGTCATAGCCCAGGTCCGAGGGCTTGCGCAGCATGACCGACCACGACGCCATCCAGCGCCAGAAGGCATCCTCGGCATGGGCCTTGAGGCGCCACTTGGCGGTGTCGCCGCCATCGTGGGAGAAGAAGGTGGCGAGCATGTCGGTATAGGACATGACGCCCAGGAATTCCGCGTGGTTGCCCAGTTCCATGAAGTCGTTGGGCGCCGGCGTCGCCGTGGCGGCCAGGCGGAACGGGATCTGGGCGCATTGCTCGATCAGGCGGGTGCGGTAATGCCCGTCGGTCGATTTCAGGATCGAGCTTTCATCCAGGATCACGCCGCCGAAACGCTTGAGGTCGAAGGCATCGACCTTCTGGTAATTGGTGATGTTGTTGCCGGCCAGGACATCGGCGCCGCTGCGCACCAGGCGCGCGGCGATGCCGAACTTCGCCGCCTCGCGCATCAGGGCGGCGGAGACCGACAGGGGTGCCAGGTGCACGATGTCGCGCCCGGTCTCCCGGTGCACCTCGTCGGCCCAGGCCAGTTCCATCAGGCTCTTGCCCAGGCCGGTGCCGGCGAACAGGGCCGCCCGGCCGCGGTGCAGTGCCCAAGTGGTGATGTCGCGCTGAAAGGCGAACATCGCCGGTGGCAGCGACGGCGTGCCGGTCAGGCCCGTGGCCGGATCGACGATCGCCTTGCCGGCCAGGAATGCCGCATAAGCATCGACATCAATCACCGCCGCACCTCGCCAGAAAGTCGCCGGCCCCAGGGCAGGGCCGGCGCAGTGTTGAGGGAGGAAACGCCCAGGTGGGCAGTGCCACCGCGAGGGGACGCGGTGACGGCGGGGGCGGACCCGGTCAGGGGGCCGCCGATCTCGGTGCGGGAAACGCGGGCGACGCGGCGGGTGTCGACCCCGGCCATGTCGCCTAAGAAGGCCAGGGCCGCGCGGGCGGCGGCGGCATCGATCGGGCGGGCGGTCATCGGGCGTCACCACCCGTGCCGGCGACGCCCGGGCAACGCCGGGCATAGGGCCGCGCGCGACCGGGAAAGCCTTGGCCGCTGCGATGGAGGATGTTGAACACGGCATGGATCGACAGGTCGAGCCGCCGGCCGATTTCGGCATAGGTCAACCGCTCGACCACGCGCAGATGCATCGCCGCGGCTTCGGTCTCGGGGGGGGTACGGCGCGCCATCGGTTACGCCTCCCCATTGGCGATGTCGACCAGTTCGGCGCGCAGGCGCGTCATCGCGGCCAGGGCCTCGTCCAGGCGCGGCAGGGCCTCCGTTGCCTCGCCGCGGGTGACGCGGGCATCGGCCAGGGCCATGACGATGGCGCCGGCGAAGGCGCCGAAATCGGCCGTCGCCTCGGCGGTCAGCAGGTGCAGGCCGGCCGGATCGGCGCCGCGCGGCAGCGGCACATAGATGCCCCCGGCCAGCAGCGAGAAATGCTCGGCAAAGGCGGCGGCACCCGCAGCGGACATCGCCTCCATCCGCTCGATCGTCACCCGGTCCGGCTCGCCGGCATCGGCCAGGGCATAGACCCGGGTCTCCGACAGGCCCAGCAGGGCCATGGCGGCGCGGGCGCCGCCCACCTCGGCGATGGCCCGCGCGGTGGCTTCCTTGATCGAGCCGGCCGGGCGGCGCTTGAGCCCCACCGCGCGGCGGGAGGACAGGGGGACAACCTCCCGTGGCACGGCGGCGGGAGCGGTGCGAGGCTTGGTCATCACGCCACCTTTTCTTGGGGTTCCGATGCCGATTCATCCTCATGCCAGGGCATTTTTATCCCCAGCCGCTGAGCCGCAGCCTCGATCTCAGACTTGCGCCATGGGGGAATCCGGCCCGACTGCTTCCAGCCCTGCACGGTGGTGGGGTTTCTATGGCCCAGCGCCCTCGACGTCGCGGTTAGGCCGCCGAATGCGTCGAGAACAGGGGCGGCTAGGATTTCGCGACTGCTCATCGCCGAAAGATACGATGTCCGTATATTTTCAGCAAGACGAAAAAATACGATGCCCGTATTAGAAAAAGCCGGCGATTTCGCCCACCTTTACGATATGCGTAATGACTGGATAAAACACCGAATCCGCGAACTTCGATCGGCAGGAAAGAACGTGACGCAGGGCTCGCTTGCCGATGCGATCGGCGTTGAGCAGCCGCGGATTTCGGAGATAATTGCCGGCAGACGCACTGTGCGGGCCGCTGAAGCGCGCTCTATGGCAGCTTATTTGGAGTTGCCTGAATCTGTCGTTCTAGCAAGGCTGGAGGGCGATGTTGAGGTCGATACTCCCGCCAACCAATGGGTGCCTCTGAAACACATTATGGTAGTCGGGGCGGTTCAGGCCGGGGTCTACGGTGAAGCGCTAGAATGGCCTGACCAGGACTGGTATCCGGCACCTATAGGCGCGTTCCCTTCGTATGAGAGATACATGCAGCGCGGCTTACTAGTCCGTGGAGAATCGATGAATGAACTCTACCCGGACGGCAGCATTGTCGCATGCGTCAAGTATATTGATCTGGGGCGAGATCCCATCCCCGGCGAGCGCGTAGTCGTAATGCGTGCGATTGATGGATTCTATGAGGCGACTTTAAAAGAAATTCGGCAAGCGCCCGACGGGACTTGGTGGCTTTGGCCTCGATCAACTCATCCATCATTCCAACAGCCGTGGCAATTGACTGATGATGAAGGCGAATGGAATGAAAATCTTCGCGTTGTCGCGAAGGTAGTAGGTTGCTATAGACCAGAGCCATGAAAGCTCAGGGATAACCCTTTTCCTCACAATATAAATCTACTACGCGCTGCCCGTGGCCCCCATCGAATGATGCAGCAGATATTATTCTGCCGCCGGAGCTTCTAACCAAAAGACTTATCTGCTGGAATCCAGTGTATCCGCCATAGCCGTTTCTGGCGTTGACCCGGACGCAGTAAACATTTTCACCCTGAAAATACTCCGGATGCTTAAAAACTGCTGACGCCGGATCACGAAGAGACCTCTTCACGGCTCCCTCAATCAATGCAATTTCATCATTTGTCAGCAGCCTGGTCTCTACTGGGTCCATCGGCGGCATCAGTGGCCGACCATCGAAATTCTCGGGATTTCCTTTACCACTTGAATATGTATCCGTATCCCGAACACCGCATGAGGCGAGCAAGAAAACCAGTATCCAAGCACCCCGCATTGCAACCCCTCCATCCCACAATAATACCTTATCAAACTGCCGCCTCGTTATAAAATACGATGTGCGTATAATTTAGCTTGCGCCACATTATACGATATGCGTAAATTTCTCCCATCAACCCGATGGGAGCCCCAGATGCCCGCCAGCACCACCCCGCCCGCGCAGGCGAACGCCGTTCGCCCCCGCAAGGTGCCGATCCACCTGGGCAGCCTGCCCGACGGCACGCCGATCATCGGCATGGCCGAGGCCGCAAGGCGCCGCCCGGACCGGCGCAGCATCGCCACGCGGATGGCGTCGGCCATTGCCCAGGCGGTGGATCGCACGGGGTCCGCGACCGAGGCGGACATCAAGCGCGCCGGCTTCACCGCCGCGCAGATCCAGGTCCATGGTGACGAGGCCCGTGCCCAGGCCGCTCGGCTGCGCCCCGACGCGGCTGAAACCGGGGAGGTGGCGTGATGGCTGACGAGATCTTTTCCCACGCCTTTGGCGGCTGGCACACGGCGGATGCCCGCCGCTGGACCAACCCGGACGGAAGCATGGGCGGCATCGTTGCGGTAACCGCAAGCGTGGCGGATGGCATCGTGCTGCCCGAGACCGCCGTTGTCTGGCCGAACGCGAAAATCACCGCCGATGCTCGCATCGGCTACGGGGCGAGCATCGGCTACGGGGCGAGCATCGGCGGCCGGGCGAGCATCGGCTACGGGGCGAGCATCGGCTACGGGGCGAGCATCGGCGGCCGGGCGAGCATCGGCGGCCGGGCGAGCATCGGCTACGGGGCGAGCATCGGCTACGGGGCGAGCATCGGCGACGGGGCGAGCATCGGCGACGGGGCGAGCATCGGCGACGGGGCGAGCATCGGCGAC